GCCTGAGCGTGAATGGGTTGGACTAACACAAGCGGAACTTATTCAATGCGGGGTGTTGCCATTTGGAATGTCATACGAACTATGTCAAGCCATTGAAGCCAAGCTGAAGGAGAAGAACACATGAGTGAACAAGAACGCAGTGAATTATGTTCTAACTATGGTGGCTTTTGCAAAAAAGAATGGGTAGGACTTACTGAAGAAGATTTAAAACTACTATCTGCTGAATGGCGAATCGTTTATGGTGCATGGATGGATGACTTTGCCAGAGACATTGAAGCCAAGCTGAAGGAGCTCAACACATGACTAAAGAAGCACTACAAATTGCATTAAATGCGTTGACTGATTTTGACTACGACAAACGCATGAGTGCTATTGAATCTATCAAAGAAGCATTAAAAACAAAAAACGAATATGAGCGTGGCTTTATTGATGGTATGCAAAAGCAAATGCAATCAAGTGTAGACAAGGCAGTCAACGCAATGGGCAATACACGCCCTTGGTACACCATTGATGAACTAAATGCGTGGGCTGATAATTACCAAAATGAGCAGTGGCATAAAGCCGCAATCAGGCTTGGTGAAGAGTTGGCATCTGTCGGGCCTGTTGGCTATTACGAAATGGACGCAAAAGAATGGCTTGATTGGGCTATGTCAACTGTACAAACTCGCACATGGGTAGGACTCACAGATGAGGAAATTGAAACCATTTATGCAGAGTGCAATGTATGGGACAAATTTGAATACGAGCGAATGCTTGAAGCCAAACTAAAGGAGAAGAACAATGGATAGCTATGAAAAAAGGGGAGTAGCTTTTGTTTTGTTGATTGGGTTTTCTGTTTTGGGACTTCTTTCTTTGATTAACGATTGTTTTGTACCAAGCGATGAAGCAATTGCAAAAAACCACGCTATGCAAGTTATACAAACATTTGATAACTGTAAGGTGTATAGATTTTATGATAGGGAGTATCACTACATTACAAAATGCGGTGACAAGGTAACAACGCAAAAGAATTGGGATGAGTCATGCGGTAAGGCTTGCACTCGACATAGAACAGAAGACATTACAACGGAGGGCAACCAATGAATCAAGAAGATGAAGAATTTGAACGTATTGTAAAGAAACGACAATACTTAATTGATTACATTCTAGAACCTCCATTGGTTTCTAAACAAAAAGAATGGGTGGGACTGACGGAAGATGAAGTTAAAGAATGTTTTGCCATCACGCCTGATATGTTTCTGCCGTGGCACATCTACAAAAGAATTGAAGCCAAGCTGAAGGAGCGCAACACATGATTAGAAAAGACATACAAAAAGCATGGAACATGATGTCTATGCATAACAGTGAATTGTTGTTGGAGAACTATGAGCTGAAGGAGCGCATCAATAAATTAGAAGCACAACTATTTAAAAGAACATTTTGGGGATCCATCAAATGTTGGTGGGTTAATAGGAGGGTGTTATGACTGAAGAAGACGAAGAGTTTGATCGTATCGCAGCAAGATGTAAAGAAACGCAACGAATAAAAGAAACCAGTTGGAAGGGAAAAGATTATATGAACAAAGCCAGATCAGCTTTTGAGAGTTTTATGGAAACCAAGGGCAAAGACGTAGCGGATTTATGGAATGGATCACGCTATACAAACACAAATATCAACACCAAGTGGAGATATTTTTACATGGGTTGGACAATGAGCATTGGAAAATAAATGATTAATTTAAATGATATTGATATTGTTGGTAGCTATCAGGCTAGGGTTGAAATCAACAGTGATGATGTAGATAAGTATGCTGAACAGATGTTATTGGGCGAGGTGTTTCCACCAATCGTCATATTCAATGTTGATGGCAAGAATCTATTGGCTGACGGCTATCATCGATTCTATGCCCACAAAAAGAACAACAAGACCAGGATTGATGCAGATGTTCGCAAGGGATCATATCGTGACTATATGTTTTATTGTTGGTTTACAAACCCCAACAACAAGCATGGCAGACCACCGACCAATGCCGACAAGCTAAAGATTCTTAGGGATTGTCTAGAGGATTTTGAAGTCTCGCTTTGGACTGATGCAGAGATTGCAAGGAAGCTAGGTTTTGCCCATACTTTTGTCCATAAGTACAGAGAGAACAAGCCGACAGAGATTGTGGTGACCAAGAAAGATGGCACGACATACAAGCGCAAGGCTACTACTGCCAGACCAGTCAAAGAAGCTGAACCAGAGATAGAGTTACCGCCAGTCGAGGATAAGAACGCCGAGGTCATAGAGTATCTTAACCAAGAGGTCGAGACTTTAAGGGATCAATTGGCGGTGGCAAGTGTGCCTGAAGAGGGGCGTGATCTGGCTAAAGAAACGATTGAATCTTTGCGTGAAGAGATTCGATTGTTGCAGATAGACAATGCATCACTTAAAGCAAGTCGGGATAAGTATCAGGCTGAGAATGCACAGATGAAGCGTCAGATCAGTATGCTTAACAAAAAGATCAAGAGTCTTGAATGAGATACTTATCTGTATGTAGTGGCATTGAAGCAGCCACTTCTGCTTGGCATGGACTGGGGTGGAAGCCAGTCGCATTCTCTGAGATCGAATCCTTTCCGAGTGCAGTTTTAAAACATCATTATCCTGATGTTCCCAATCTGGGGGACATGACCAAATACAAGGAGTGGGACATTGGAGCAATTGACATTCTTGTGGGAGGAACCCCATGCCAATCCTTCTCAGTTGCGGGACTTAGAAAGGGACTTGAAGACCCAAGGGGAAACCTCGCCCTCGTCTATTGTGGAATTCTTGACAAGTTTAGACCCAAGTGGTTCATTTGGGAAAACGTGCCAGGTGTCCTCAGTTCAAATGGAGGACGGGATTTTGGTTCCTTCCTCGGGGCGGTGGCTCAACTCGGGTATGGGTTCTCATATCGAGTGCTTGACGCTCAATACTTCGGAGTACCACAAAGACGCCGCCGTGTGTTCGTTGTCGGATGTCTTGGAGGTTGGGAGCATAGCGCAGAAGTTCTTTTTGAGTCCTCTTGCTTGCTCAGGAATCCTCCGCCGAGCAGAGAAAAGAGGAAAGGAATTACCACAAGTACTCTTGGAAGCATTGACGTTAGTGGCCCACTCCAAGCCCGAGACTACAAAGATTCAGGAACAGATGGATTCAATCGAACTTCCAGCAAGCTGATCCCTGTTGCTTTTGAGAACCATCCCAATGATTCAAGGGTCAAAGAGATGGGGGATGTTTGCACTACTGTTACCTCAAGGTGGGGAACAGGTGGAGGGAATGTCCCGTTCGTTGCTAACCGCATGGTTGCTTTTGGTGAGTATGTGGATGACGATACCGCCTCGGCTATGAAGGCTAGGGACTACAAGGATGCGACTGACTTGGTTGCGTATAGCATTCGTGAGGATGCAAAGGCAAACACGTTCAGCGCTACTCCTCTTGAGGTATCTACGGCTATCGGTGCGTTGCGTCCATCGGTGCAGAGTCATCATGCACAGACATTTGTTGTGCATGGTACGCAAGACCCTTGTGTGTCAGACATTGCGTTTGCCGAAGGCAGAAACAATGGCGGAGAGAATGTATTGATTCGGCCCACTGGCTTTGACGCATACAACAGTTCAATTACTGGTGATGTAGCAAAAACAATAGATACAGGCAGTGACTATGACCATGTCACTCTTTTGTATGGTCAACCCTTGATGGCGGTCAGGCGTTTGACCCCAAAAGAATGCGAGAGATTACAGGGGTTTCCTGATGATTTCACAAATATTCCTTGGAGGGGCAAGCCTGAATCTCCTGATGGATTAAGATATAAAGCCCTTGGTAATTCAATGGCAGTTCCTTGTATGTTGTGGATTGGTAAGCGCTTAAGCCAACAAGCGTAAGTGTTGGTAGTGGAGAAACAAAATGGGTTTAAATTTAAGGCCTTATCAAGAGGCTACGTTGGATGCGCTCCGAAAAGGATTTTTGGAGGGTAATAAGTGCCAGATTTTGTATGCCCCTACAGGGGCCGGCAAAACAGAGATGGCAATAGCATTACTTGAAGCAACTCGGGCTAAGGGTAATCGTGCAGCAATGATCTTGGATCGTATTGTTTTATGTGATCAAACCTCCCAGAGGCTAGAGAAATATTCAATTGATCATGGGGTATTGCAGTCTGGTCATTGGCGGTATCGTCCAGAGGAATTGATTCAAGTCTGCTCGGCTCAGACCTTAGAAAGGCGTGGCGAGTTTCCAGGCTTGAATCTTTTAATTATTGATGAGTGCCATCAGACTAGGCAACAGACTATCCAGTTTATAAAAGACAATCCCAAGGTTCATGTGGTGGGGCTGACTGCTACTCCATTTACTCAGGGCTTGGCTCATACTTATAAAAATGTAGTATCAACTGTGACCACAAAAGAATTGGTCAATCAAGAGGTTCTTGTGCCTTTGCGTGTATTCATTGCAAAAGAGATTGATATGGTTGGGGCAAAGAAAGTTGCTGGCGAATGGTCTGTTGCTGATGTCACAAGGCGTGGCAAAAAGATAACAGGGGATATTGTGAATGAGTGGGTCAAAAAAACCCATGAAGTGTTTGGTAAGCCAAGAAAGACAATTGTTTTTTGTTCTGGCGTGGCTCATGGTACAGACTTGGCTCGATCATTTCAGGAACAGGGTTTTAACTTTATCAATATCAGTTACCAGGATGACGATAAGTTCAAGGCAGATGTCATAGAAGACTTCTCAAAGCCCGATACAGAGATCGTGGGTCTGATTGCTACTGACATACTGACCAAAGGGTTTGATGTGCCTGATGTGATGATAGGCGTGTCGGCTAGACCATTCTCTAAGTCTTTATCGTCTCATATCCAACAGATGGGTCGAGTCATGCGTGGTTGTAGCGGCAAGGACTTTGCCTTATGGTTGGATCACTCAGGGAATTACTTGCGATTCAGGGAGGATTGGGAAGAGGTTTATGAGAATGGCGTGCATGAGCTAGACGATGGAAAGGAAAAGACCAAGGTTGAGCCGACAGAGAGAGAAAAGACTGAGGCAAAGTGTCCAAAATGTGAGGCATATTTTCCAGCCTACATGGA